CAACGGCCGTTGAACGCCGGAATACATCGAAGAGATCCGGCTTGAAATTGGAAAGGGAAATAGTGGCCGAAATATCGCCGTCTTTGTTATGCGTGTGCCTTACGCTTACCGGGTGATAATCATAATACGACGGGGAACCAGTGAAACCGGTTATTCTGACGTAATCCTGCCCCGTCAAGGTCAAATCTCCGGGAGGGGAAATCTCCACGGAGCCGGTCTTTATCGGATATGCCAGCCTGGAAAGCTGACCGAGCGCCCATGATTCGAGAAGATCCTGGTCTTTAATTCTGGTATTCGTGATCTTGCCTTCAATAATCCCGTATAATGCCTGAGAGGCAACATCCTCTACGATGACCTTGCAAGGTGTGCCGGAAGCCTTATTCCCCCCGATTGCAAGGATTTTATTTCTGATATTCTTTCTGCTTTCGCTTATGTTATGCTCCTTTACTGCACCATCCACGGAGTCGAAGGTGTCCAGGGCATAGGTCTTCGTGATTACCGCCGGTTGCGCCGCCGTGTAGAATGTCCTGTTTTCGTCAACATACCAGTAATAAGGCTGGTTGCTGAGGTCTGTTTGCATGTTGCAAAGATCCGTGATCGCCTGAGCGAGAGACACTTCCTCTGCAGAATAGCCGTCACCCACAAGGACGGTTGACATGGCGGCCACGTTTGCCGCGTTAAATGTAATGCCACTACAAGGGAACTGAGTGAACAGCAGGGTTATTGCCTGTTTGACCGTGCAACCCTTCGCCGTTACGGTGACAAGCCTCTCTTCCATCTGCTGAGAAAAGCCGTTGCAGATAACGGTCTTCGTTTCCTGCTCTTCGAGGTTGCGTTGAACGTCAACAATCAGGCCGGAGTAAATCAAGGTATCCGGGTCTGTGCTGTCATCCCAAAACTCCACCCAGTAGCCGATTGAAACGTTGGCGTCATCTTCATAGAGGCTTTTCATCGTAAACTGAGCCGGGCCACAGCCCCCGTTGCGCAAGCTCTGAAAGGAAAGGCCCTCAATATGGGTCTTTGCCAGAATAGAGGCTTGTTCTACGTTTGAGGAATCGTATAACTTGACGTAAATCATATTACGACGGCCCCCGTGAGTTGCGTTCCCGTGTAATTGGAAAGAGAGGAAATGACCGCCTTATCTATGCTCCCGGAGCTATTCGGATTAAGCTGGATCGGCCCAGTTATGGTTACTGCAATCGGAGAGGCGCCGGATCCGCTTGAAGATTTCAAGCCTTCAAGCCCGACAATCCCGGTTGAATAGGGGTTTGCTATTCCTGCTGCCGCATAAGCTGCCGCGAGGCCCCCGAAGGCGTCATTCTGTATCTCCACGCCTGGACTGTAGGGGCTGTATGTTACGCCCCCGCCCCCGGTCATGGAGGATATGGTCGAAGATATACCTGCGCCGGTATAGTTTACCCCTGTCGAAACGGCATTGGTCGCGCTTGACAGGGCAACGGCAGAGAAGGCTTCTCCCTGAGAGGCATACGGGCCACATACGGCCCCGGATCCGTCATAGAAAAAGAAGCCCTGCGTATTCTGGAATACGGAATACTGCCCTATGTCTTCGAGTCGTGGGATTCCGCTCATCCCGCCCGTGGTGGCCGTCCCTCCCGTGACCGCGCCCGCGCCCGTCGCGGCCCCGGCTCCTCCGGTTCCCCCGGACGGGACAACCCCGCCCGCCGCGTTTGCCGTTGCGATGAACCGGCTCATTATCTGAGAGTCTATGGCTTGAATGTTGACGTTCCAGGTGTCCTTCTGTAGAGCCGTTATGAAGTCGGTGTCGAAGGTTAATCCTTTTGCCAGTCTTTCCTGAATCCCGATCAATGACTCCACTTGTAGAGCCGATATAGCCGAAGACCCGGTCAGGTCCGAAATAGAAGTCCCCGTCGTTTCTCCGGTGAATAATCCGATATCCACTTCGTTTCCATTCGTCGGCGTTGCAGTGGAGGACCCTCCGGTCGTGCTTCCCGTGGATATGCTTCCGTCAGGATTTATAGTAGCTCTTGTAACAGCCCCTGTGAAGGGGTTCGTTACGCTCAGCTGAGTAATACCACCACCCTGATTTATGACATCAGAGAACTGCTCCAGGAAATAATCCCATATATTACGCGCCGTCTCGTTGCCCTCTTTGAATTTTATGGCAAATTCCTGGATTATGGTTCTGGTATTGGCAATAGCATCCGCCATCCAATCACGAGGAGCCATGTCGGCCAGAGCATCTTCGAGTATTGCTTGCCCCTGTCCAATAAGTTCTTGAAAATAGGCGTTTGTAGCTGAACTAACTGATGTGCTTGAGGCCCCCTGCATAATCTGAGATAGTTGAATACCAGTCGGGCTTGAAAAAGCTGACGCCGGAAGGGTAAATCCAGTTGATAAAGGGACGGTCGGACTTGGACCAAGTAGCTGATTCAGGAGGTCGGTCGTCATGTTCGGGAAGGTTGAACTTCTGGAGCTTGACATAAGCACATCAAGTCTGGATGTCCATTCCCTCATAGCATCAAGATATGGCTGGACATCATATGAGGCCGCGCCTTCCGCAGATCGAAGGCGAAGCATTTCGTTGCTTTCCCAAGGTTGAACTTCTGGAGGAGGATTGTATGAAGGATTACTTCCGAATATCGCTCCAAGAGCCCCGGAAATTAAGCCCCCGATGCCTGCGGTAAAAAGGGAAGATAAAATCCCTCCAGGTCCACCGGCCTTGCCGAAAATTCCGGTCAAATCAAATCCTTTAGCAATTTCCTTTCCGGCCTCTTTTCCGGCTTCTTTCTTCGATTCTTTGGCCTTCTGTTCTCCCCCGAGCATGTTTCCAAAAATCCCGGATGTTGTTTCCGATAACATCTGAGCGAGCGGTTTGAATGCCTGAAAAGCAAAAGTATCAGCGATATATCGGCGGATGTTCCCCCATGTGCCCTTCATAAAGTCGTTAAAATTGCCTGACTGTTGCATAAGGTCATCCAGGAATTGACGATATGAATCAAGGTAACCCTCGAAGTATCGATCAGATTCTCCAATATCTGTTCCCGGCTTCAGCAGTTCAGCCAGACTTACGACTTCTCTGCGTATGAACGGGGCGGAAGCCCGCTCTTCGTCTATCTGCTGCCATCTTCTACGCATTTCCTCAGTGGAGATTTGCACCGGATTGGCTTCATACATCTCCTCCGGCTTCTCCCATATAATGCCGCCCCGCGACCGAACGTATTCCTCCCGCGCCTGACGTGCTTCAAGAAATGCCTTCGTTCCGCGCTCGTTGAACCGCTTTATGTCCTCCAGCGTATCGGACATAAGAAGCGAGCCTTCACGAATGTATTTACTTATGTTGACCTTCGCCTCTTTGACCGCTTCAGCGGCCCCTTTAGAGGGTGCCCCACCACGGGTGAAAAGCGATTCGTCTTTAGAAATTTGATCTGCCACGCCTGACAATTCTCTCGGAGTTGCAAGGTAGGCATGTAAATTTCCGCCCGTTTTATATTTAGCCCCTCGAAGGTATTCGTTGTATATTCCGATGCCTTCTTCAAGAAGAATTTTGGCCGCTTTTACGCTTTCTCCCTTAGTCATGCCCGAAAGGTCAGCGGCTATCCCGGAATAATGCCGCTGGTCCTGATGCTTTGTTACAAGTTCCGAAGTGGAAGTTATGAATATCTGGTGTCCAAGTTCCTCTTCAATGCGTTTTTTAGCTCGAAGAAGGGGCTCCGCGAAAGTGTCTTTAAGATTGCCAAGCCCCGGAATCGGCGTTTCTCCCCTTTGAGCCGCGCCCCTCAATGCCTCTATTTGCCGGGATAATTCCTTCCTTGTTTTCTCCGGCAACACATATTGTTCCACGGGAACAATAGAGCCGGAAGAAGAGCCTCCTACATATCTGATTTTAACTTCGTCTCTTCTGCGGATTAAGTCTTCCATCCGCGCCTGAGCGGCATGCCCTTCAGATACCTGCGCCCCCCTTTCGGATCTAGTTTTTCCCGTCACCCACTGAACAAAATCGTAAGTTGTTTGAAGGCCATTGACTACAAACCTTATTGAATCTGCTACGTCACCGAGAGCTTTACCCGTCTTCTTCGCCCATTCCTCAAGCGCCCCGGAATCCCGCATCTTGTCAAGCCAGGAAAGAAGGCCCTGCCCCTCCACCTTCATCTTGTCGAAAAATTCCTTGCCCACAAGGGCCATAGCGTTCTCTGCATGAGCCCGCAGGTTTGACATGGTTCCTTCCCATGTCTTGCTCATCTGGTCCATCATGCCGGAATAATTCTTGTGTATCAGCTCTCGCAGAGCCCGGAGGAATGTTTCTGCATCGCCCAGGTACTGCCCGCCCTTGTTGAACTTGAGCCCCATCTGTTCAAGCGTATCACGTCCGACCCCGAAGCGCCGTAGAATTTCCATGCTCTCGCCCATCTGCCCGGCCTTTATACGACCCATCGCAGAGATGATTTCCATGAGGTTCTGCTTCATTTCGCCTGAGTTTGAACTGAATGCCGCCGCCATGTCTCCAGCTTCTCGAAGGAAGGCTTTATAATTCAAGCCGAAGGTGGTCATCAGTTTTCCCGCCTGAACAATATCTGCAGTCTCAAACGGGGTCACATCAGCGAACCTCTTCAGGTCCGCCAACATCGCCTTTGCCGTAGCCGCCGATTTCGTCAAAACCTTTAACTGGGTAACAGATGATTCCATGAAGGAATTTGCCGACATCATGGAAGAAAGCATGGATTTCCCGAATTCAAGGCCCTTCAGAACAAGGAACGAAGAAGCAATTGCCCCGAAGGCCCCCTTCATAACTTCGGAAGCCGTCTTTGTTTCGGCGGCCGTTTTCTTTACGCCACCGCCTAATTTATCCAGGTCGCCGACAACCTGGGCAGTTCCGTCTGTTTTGACCTTGATTATGAGTTCTTCAGCCATTTTTGCTTTCACCCCCGACCATTGGACATACCCCGATTCCCATTTTTCGCGCCCATTTGGAGCCCTGAATGTAAACCGCGATGTCCAGGTTCAAATCTGCGTAATCCCCGTTTATGAGATCCGACGGCCTTTTCCCGTATGCCGCCGCGACGCAGTGGATGAGTCCGCATCGGGTTTCTGATCGGAGAAAGGGCGCAACGCTTCAGCCTCCGGCCCGACGCGAGCCATATTTGCATTTATGATGAAGTTGATTTCCGCAAGGTCGTTCTTCTCCAGTTCCGAAGAAAGGAGCCCATCTTCCGGCGGGATTGCCCCCCCAGCATCGTAATAAATCGGCGGACTTACAACGGCGATTGACGCCATTAACTGCATAAACTTCTCTTCCTGTTCAGGAGAGATTTCATCCTTGACGCCCTGGCCGTCAAAAATGTTTATCCCTAAAGGCATGAACACCTGGGAAATTAAGTCTCTCGGAGTCAGCCTTCTGATCTCTAATTCAAGGCCCGAAGAACACATAAACTTGTATGTCTCCTTTAGGCTCTTTTTGTATTCCCGGTAACGCTTGACAACCGAGATCGCAACAGCCGCCGGGGCGGATTCTATCTTCGCTTCATTCAGGTCTGCCGGGGAGACAGGCTCTTCCCCCTTCATTTTCTTTTTGTAGCCATCTACCAACTCTTTGCGCATTTTTTACAAGTCCTTTCCTATATTCTTGCCGTGATCACTTTATTGAAACCCGTTCCAGGGTTAAAAATGACATCTCTGAAACCTGCGGTTCCCATTATCTGCCGAAGGTGGGAAGCCGTGAGTATGCACCGATGCTGATTTTCGGGATAATCCTGTCCTCCCATAAGGTGTAGATTGATAAAAGGCAGGTTGCGGCCTCCCATTACATAGCCTTTAACCAGAAGTTCAAAGTCGGGATAGCGAAGCTGTATCCGCCCCTCAGAATTGAGTATCCTTGCACATTCATTCAGGAATAGAGGGACCTGTTGAATGGTAAAATGTTCGATCACATCCTGAGCCAGAATGTATTCCACGCTTCCATCCTGAAACGGCCAGGGGAAAGAAGAAAGGTCAATGACCTTGTCAGCATTAAGATTTTCCCGGCAATCCACATTGACGAACCCGGCCAGGAGTTCGGTTCCACAGCCCAAATTAAGAAACACAGAGGACCTCGCTTTCTTGAAGATGTTGAATTGCAATATCGGCGGAATGTTGCCAGGTAAATTTACGAGCCGTTTTAAGGCCCTGCTGCCCTACACAGTAGGCCGCCCCCCTGTGGTTGTAGGCCCATTTCATAAGGGATGCAAGGTGCTTTTCATCCGGCTCTGCCCATTTCAGGTCTGCGTAGATCAGATTTTCATACTCAGGCGGCTTCTCGTAACCTTTGATTTTCAACAGTATGGAATTTGCGATATTGCAGAATTCGAGCTGTGAGCCTTCGCCTGTTATGATTACGGGAAGACCACAGGACATAGCTTCCAGGGCCGGAAGTCCCCATGCCTCTGAGCGAGTAGGGAGAACGAAACAATCGGCGGCCTGGTAAACCTCTCTAATCTGCTCCGGTCCACAGAATCCGTTCGCAATAGTAATTCTGGGAGCCTTGCGCGGTCTGGCCATGTTCAAAAACCGCTCAATCTCTTCTTGTGGTCCGGCCGTCTTAATTATCAGCCGGACATTATCGAAAGAATTGAAAGTGCCGAAATACGCTGACAGGAGCTTATCTGCCCCCTTGCGATAACGAGCAGGCCATGAGAAATTCGACAAAAAGACATATTCTTCAGACGGATTCTTGATTGCATGAAATGGGGCCGGTTTCCATTCCCTGATATTTATTCCAAGAGGAACAATCTTCAGGGGGACGGTAACGCCGGAATCATGAAAAATCTTTCGGTTGTATTCCGTCGGAATCCACACCTCATCAACGGAATTGCATCCGTCAACATATCCCTGAGATAGTCTGCCCATCCCCTCAGACATGGTGAGCCCGATAATCTTTTCAGGCCCATTATCTACTCTGAAAACGTCATCAAACCTTATCGGGATATGAGCGTAAATGCTGATATGAGGTTCGCGCTCAATCTGGTGCGTATTCAAGTACTGAGCCATATCGGGATCAAGCGAGATATTCGGCATTTTAGCCGCTTGCAGAATTTTACAGCAGACATCATGCCCGGATGAAGAGATAGCCCGAGCGAGTTGTCGGGCCATCTCTCCATACCCCGTGCCGTGGGCGAAGAATCCGAAAATGCGTATTTGCAAGGCTTCCTCCTATCTTTAGGTATAGGAAGCGATATTGTTCACGAGAATCGCGCTGATGTCATCGTAGGCTGCATCAGCCGATTCATAGGCCGCGAAGTCAACCGACTGCGTGATGACGCCTGGGCCATTTATTGGAGCCCCGTGCCGCGTCCAGAAGACGTTATTGCACTTGATTTCCAGGTCGTAATAGTAGCCCGTGGAAGAGCCGATCTCGGTCCCTGAAGTGAACTTGAGGATCAGGCCAAACCCTCCGGGATTCGGAAGAGGCGTGGTTTCTGCGGCACCGCCCCAGAACCTATGCCTCTCCGCATCGGTCCCAAAAACGAGGTTCAGGCTTCCCGTAACCTTCGCGCGTCCGGGCGAAAGTCCATACAGAAAAGCCCCGTTTGGAAGGGTCCTGACCTCTTCGATGTTATTGGCCAGGTTGACCGTTGCGCTCTGAGCATAGGCGTTTCCGGCTCCGGCAATATACACCCCGGACGCCCCCATATCAAGGAACGTGAACGGGGTTATGGTCCCGAAAGTCGGAGATGTGGCCGCGTGCTCGGTAGGTTTGTAGCCCTTGAACCCGACGTTGGCCGTGAGTATCTGGTCCCCCTCGCATCCGATGGAAAATCCCAGGGTGTCAATCATACACCCTGCGATTTGCCGGCAGGCGACGCCCCCTTCGTCCTTCTCCAGAGTGAACGTCGAAAGCGTTTCCCCCAGGATGAACTCATGGGAATAAACGTCGTAAGAGCCCTGCTGTGTTGGCGTGGATTTGCCGAGCGCGAGCTTAAGGATCTGTCCGATGTTCCCGGCGTCAACCTCCATTGACCAGTTGCCCCCTACAGAGTAGGGGCCTGGAATTCCCGAATCCGTGCTGCGCCGCTTGCGAACGGCAACCCGTTCGATCATGGTCCGGCTTTCATCATCGGTTATGGACTTGACGCCGAAAAATAATGTCGGATCCTCCGCTGTTTGAGGCGTGGATTCAACACCGATACCTACCGCGCTGTTATATCCCTGCGGAATTGTAGCCATGTTCTCACCTTCCTTTCAAATAAAAAAGCACCCGAAGGTGCTTCTCATTCTGGTTTTGCGGCATTATCTCAGCCGCCCCGCCTGGTCAGTTTCGCTGATTTCTCAGGAGTTTTCTCCGGCTCCTTCTCCAGCTTCAGCCCGGACTTTACTTCCTCGAAGTTCCGATTTATCAAAGCCCTCATGCCTACAGCATGGGGAACTTCCCGGACCTGTCCCCTGATCCAATGCTCGAAGCCAATAAGAGTCGGAGCTGTTATTTCACCCTCCGGTCCCTTGTATCTGATTTTCACGTTTTCACCTCCTACGGGATAATCTGGTTTGCCCGTGAGTTAAAGCTGAGGCAACACGCAAAAGGTATTTGCCCCTGCTTCTGCGCACGGCCAAAGTCCATCTTAAATCCTGTGTTCCCCAGTCCGTTATCATAGGCCGTGTTCATGAGTTTCCGGGCCGTCTGTAGAGCATCCATCACCTTACAGGCAAGAGCCCGGCACTCGACTTCTCCATTATCGAAGTCCTTAACATAGAGCCAGACTTCGATATCTGCAGAAACGTCTTCAAGAGCCGTTGAGCGAGCGACTACGATGGCATTTGATACGCTGACGGCCGCCGCTGGATAATCGGGAATGACAGCGATCTGCCCGTCATGGACCTGCTTTAATTCAGGGGCGGCAGATGTAATCAGGGAAATTACAGCATCTACCATCGCTTTTAGTGTTGCGGAAGTAGCCATGTTCTCACCTTCCCGGCATAGCCGAAACCTTCGTCACTTTGTAAACATGCCGCCTCATTTGCGAGAGGATTTTTTTGAAGTCTGCAGGCCACATGACAAGTATCCTGCGTTGGGGTAAACCTCTTTGGGTGCCTTTCTGGTGCCAGAAACCATAACTAACAGAGGTCCCAAACTCGAAGCCCACCGGCTCTATCCGCTCAATGTTGAAGCCACGCCCCATGCCCTCTTTGATCAGTGATTCCTTGAGAAGGCCCGTCTTCATAAGAATCTGCCGGTGGAAGCCCTTCCTGGATTTCCAGTCAGTATATTCTGCCTTCAACGGCTTCCAGCCACCTACATCTGCCCCTTGTGTATCAAAGCGTTTCTCAATGTCAGTTTTTACTCCGGCGATGACCGCTTTCCAGACAGGAGAAAAATCTTTGACAGCCTCTCCCAAGGTTTCAAAGGTCCTTATAAGGTGCTGTTGCCCGTCAAGGGATATTTGCAGGCCATATTGAGGCATTACGGAATCTCCTGATAAGTGGCCGCCGTGTCCACCTTGAATATCTGATAGCTGTCCTCTTCCTCGTTCGTGTATGTTGGGACAACCTTCGGATAATCAAGGCTTCTGCTTGTCGGCGTAGTTCTCGTTGCTCCCGGCAACGCAACCGCATGAGATCCTCCATTCACCCCTGCATAACGGTCCATCAGCTCGCGGTATTGCCGCCAGAGGACCTGGGCATGTGTAGTTTCATCCGGGGCGATGGAGCCCATAAACTGAGCATCTTCTGCAGAGGCGGCAACCCCAAGATTAGAGATCATGGCGCAGATTTTCAGGGCGTTGGCCGTGGTTATTGGCGTGCTATAACCGGCAGACGAGAACCTTGCGTTCATCTCCGTCTCTATGAGGTCGCGGAAACGAGCAAGGTCAGTTCTGGTTACGGTTCCTGAATCATAATTTCGTTCCTTATTTAGGCTTTCCACCCCTGCATCAGAGCCATAAGTTGAAGTTAAGCCGATGAAATTCTGTCCGGTGATATTGGCACCCGAAACGGTTTCCGCTCTGGAAGAAGGAGCGAAGGTATATCCGGTCTTTGTCGGTGTCAGGGTATATGATCCGTCTGTATGGCCGGATATAGAGAAGGCCCCGGCCGTATCCGTGGTTGACGAACCAACGGATGTTGCGACCGAAACGCCTGTTATTGCAGTTCCCAAGCTGTCCAGAACGAATCCCGAAATAGTATAGGTTGCCATTTTTCACCTCGTAGAATTTATTATGCAGGTGGCCCCGATAGGCAAACACGCAAACCCACCAGGGCCACCTGCATAAGTGAAGTCAGGTTACTCGTCCTTATAGATAACGGTTGCGTAGAAGTTCCCGCCCGCTCCCAGGGTAGCCGTAATGGCGGTGTTAGCAGTCCCCTGGACCTGGCCGACAGGGTTGAAGTCCAGAATCAGGCCGGTCGCAGGCATATAGAATACCCCGCATCCGTCGCTGAGTGTCAGTGTCCCTGCTCCCGCGTCTCCATAGATGAATATTCTGAAGATGCGATGCTTTTTGTCCGCTACGGCGGCAAGGAGATTGCCTCCTGAAGCCACAGACCCGGTGTTAACAATAGAATCACCGCCGCCCGTTCTTCCAATCATGGCGTTGGAATTTGTGAGAACCACCGCCCCGGTATTACAAGCCGTAATCTTCCCGTCAATAGAAGTCGTGTCACTGGCTATAGTGCCGCTGTTTGTCTCAGTAATTGCACCAGAAGCCACAACGACGGCTCCCGTATTGCAGGCCGTTATCTTGCCGTTAATAGCGGTCGTGTCAGAGGCAATCGTACCAGAATTGGTTTCTGTTATTGCTCCTGATGCCACCACTACCGCGCCGGTGTTACAAGCTGTAATTTTACCGTCTATGGAAGTCGTATCAGAGGCGATGGTTCCGCTATTCGTTTCCGTAATAGCCCCGGAAGCCACTACAACGGCACCCGTGTTGCAAGCCGTGATCTTCCCGTCTATGGAAGTCGTATCACCTGCAATAGTGCTGACATTCGTTGAAATAGTCCCGCTGTTTGTCTCGGTTATGGCTCCCGAAGCGACAACGACAGCACCGGTATTGCAAGCCGTAATCTTCCCATCAATCGAAGTGGTATCACCTGCGATGGTTCCGCTGTTCGTCTCGGTGATAGCCCCAGAGGAGACAACAACTGCACCGGTGTTACAGGCAGTGACTTTGTTGTTTAAGGAAGTCAGCGTTGCCTCAGTAGCCACCCCAGTTACGGTAACAGCAGGCATAGTGAGGACATCCACCTGCAGTTCCCCGCTGGAATCGGTCTTCAGAATACGGCCCTTCGTCCCGTCAGTTCCGCCTATTGACAGGAAGACAGTAGCCGCTGTTGCGTTGGGAACGCCCCTGACCTGGTTTGAGATCTGCTCCGTGGAGTAGTAGGCTCCGACGGCAGGCAGGAAGGCGAAGGCCGTGAATACCGTCACAAGAATGACGGCGATGATCTTATTTCTCATGTGAAAATTACCTCCCTTTTTTTCTGGAATTTCCGCCCGAAACAGGCGGAGGAATGGGAATGGGCTTCTCTTCGGGCTTCGGCTTGTCTTCAATGAGACGGGCCACGACGTTCCCCAGGAGCTTCTTCCCCTGAGCGAGAAGCATAAGGCTCTCGCTCGGTTTCTCCTCAATGTCGCCCGCCTTGTAAACCTTGCCGTTGTTCGTAAGCCCGGTGAGTAGTATCTCTACCTTTGCCATGTCTGCACCCCCTAAGCCACGGTTGCATAAACTATGTTTTCAACCTTGTTTATGACCGGCAGGAAGTTGGCCCCGGCGATAAGCATCTGCTTCGCGGGGTTCTTGCTGATGTAGCTGTAGGCATACTTCCCGATGACCTTGCGAAGGTTGTTGTCGCCGTCCGGTATGAGATCCGAGCCGACCTGGGTCTCCCCGAAGTCCGGGGTTTTGGCGATCATAATGACCTTGCCATCCGGGATGTATTTAGTGAAGGTGCCTGATTCAACGTAGCCCGCGTCGTAGGTCACGATTTCAAGCTCGCTGATTTCCTTCGGGGCCAGGCCCGCCACGAGTTCCCGGCCATACTGAGCCCGCAGAAGCTCGCGAACAGCAGAATGGCGCAGAAAATACGCCCACAGAGTCTTGCTGTTCATCCAGAGCTGAGTTGCGTTCTCCCCTGAATCTGCGGCTATAAGCTGTTTCCAGGTGTCCAGGTCGGTGAGAGGGTCTGAAGTCGAAAGATCGCTCCAGAGCGGAGAGGCCGTCACTTTGTGGGTCCCGTCAATGCCGAAATCCACGGAGAACTTGACATCAGACTGATTGACGGTCAGGGTTCCGGTGAGCGCCTGGGCGGCGCAATACTCCATTTTCATATCAATAAGGCGGTTCAGGTCTGCCGTCTCGCGAGCAATTTTCTGCTCCAGGTAAGGAGTGTCAACCGTGCCAGGGGCGCGATTCCAGATAAGGTCGGATGCTCCCAAAACCTTTTCATAGGCGATGGAAGCAAACTGAGAAGTGGTCTGTGAAACGCCGAGATTTGCGACCGGGATTGCGGGAGCGCCCGGCGCCTTGAATTTGCCGAGATCCCGGCCATTCTTTACAACGTCCCATTTAGCAGAGTCCCCGTCAATGTTATTGAGCGGGAACAGGTTTGAAATGAGCTTGAAATACGTGGGAATGGGAAACTTGGTTATAACCCTGGATAGAACCTGATAGTCCAGAAGTGTAAGTTCAGACATTTTTAACCTCCTTTTTGTGGAAACAAAAAAGGCGCATTACGCGCCCTCTGTCTCGTTGTTTGTGATGTGCCGGACTAAACGAATCTGACCATTCCGGCCAGGTCAACTGCGGCGGCGGAATCGTAGCCAGTGCAGGAAGCTGAATCGAATGTGCCGTGCACATCCATGAGCGCCAGAGCATCCCCGGCAGCAGTCAC